GGATTGCGAGCATCTGGCGTTTCTAAGAATATGGCTACAAAAGCTGCACAGCAGGGCATGAACGCAGTTGAAGGCTTTGGAACTAGTAGTGATTTCGATGTTTTCAATATGATGGAGTTTGCTGGTTTACGTGAAGACTTTACTGGTGCAAAAATGTATGAGCTAGAAGCATTACAAACAGCCTCACCAGCTCAATTAAATGAACTATTAAGATTACAAAAATCAGGAGAAATGAATCCTGAAACTGGGAAAACTAAAGCTGAAGAGCTGGCTACTCAAATGGGTATAGGTGGAGTACTCACAAATCAAGAACAAACTCAAAAAGCTATAAACCGCACGCAACAGCAAGTAGTTCGAAGAACTATGGGATTAGGTTATAACCAAGAACTTGAGCAGAGTATAATGAGTAAAGTTGGCAACACTGACTTTAAAGACCTAACCTTTGATGAGCAAAACTTCTTTAATGCTAGAGCTAAACAGACAGGGAAAGCTTCTGGTGCAGCAATGTGGAGCGGCTTAAACTCTGAAACAGCTGAAGGTATTCTCCGCAAAGGACCTCAAGGTAGAGTAACTGGTGGTGGTGAAGCAGCTGTTGGAGCTGAGGGCGTAGTAGATGCAAAAGTGTTTATGGATGCAACAAGACTCCTGGCTAAAGCATCACAAAACTTAATAGATTTAGGTCATACTACAGAGGCTACAGCTGGAGCAACTAATGCTGAAGATATATTTGAACAAACTCAGAAAGCTGCAGCAGCAATGCAAGGACCAATAAATCAATTCAGCGATAAGATGATTGCTCCACTAAATAAAAGTGTGGGTGAATTCACTAAGAAAATGGAAGGTCTTATTGATAAGATGAATGGGGCCTTAAAACAACAAGATATTAACCCACTGCCACAAGGTAGGAAGAAATAGTGGTATTAGATCATAAAACTAGAATTACAAATCCAGCGGCTATGGCCTTAATCTGGAATTACGTTGACCGTATTGACGCCGATGGTGGTGTTGAGGCTAATGAGGTTGAATCTAGGGTTATTATCAATACTGCATCATTAAAATCTATATTGACAGGTAAGAGTAAGTCTTCTCCAGCAGGAACATTCGAGATAAGGTTAGCGCCAACTTTCAATTGGGTAACCAGAATAACCGTGGGTAGCTGGATTGCTCTTTTGATGTCCCCTGAACAAGATATACCTCAAACCAAAAATGTCGATCCGGGTCTAGTAGACGAGAAGACGTTTAAGATGCTCGGTCGAATAAACTCTGTTAGATTGGTTACTACAGTTAACCAGGAAACGGGAGCTAGACAAACTGAATACATAGTAGAGGGTGAAGATTGGGGGAGTGTTTTTAATACTAAGCTGTATATGGATCCTGTTGCTAGAAATAATAACTTCGAAACTGGGAGTGCTGTGGGTCATGCTGCTAGGATTCTACTAGATAATATGATAACTGATTGGGTACAAAATGGAGATCCACTACCCTCATCATCTGAAGTTGTTACTAGTTTAATAGATTTATGGGGTGACCCATTATCTCTAGTCAGTGGGGCTTTCTCGAAGCTAACCCCGAGTATTCTACTATCATCGCAATCTCAATTTAAAATACCTGTTGAAGTTGCAACATATATGAGACTAACTGCAAAAAATGACATGCCCGCCATTAATATGGCTTCACTTATAAAACCCCTTATTGACGGTCGATTAACTGGAGATGATAGTTATAGCGGTGATGCAAAAGAAGCTTTCGGCTTCCCTGATCCTAGGAGTTTCTTTGGCACACATACATTCTGGCAACTGCTTATCGATAATTGCAATACCACTCTAAATGAACTAGTTACAGATGTACGATTTGAAAATGGGAAACCAAAATTAGCACTATATAAGAGAATAAAACCATTCGTTACTGATCCGAGTTTTGCCTTATCTAATTCTGATCTTAAGGATATTATTTCCGAATTCAGACATGTTAAGAAGATTGAGATTCCGTACGAGGAAGTACTGAATATCAATGTGGGTACCAACTGGAGAGATAAAATAAACTTCGTTGAGATACTCCCTCAGCCACTACTGAATCAAACTAATTTAGGTAATCAAGTTAAACAAGATTCTCAAGAAAAAGATTTAATCGCTTTCGAAAGAGACGGTTTTATGCCTCTCGTTGAGAAAGTCAACTATATGCCCTATACTGATGGTAACCCAATGCCATTAGAGGCGACTAAATGGAAATCATTATTGAGGCAGTGGTATTTTAATACCCACAACCTACTCAACGGCGCTGTTACTTTTATCGGGCGACAAGAGTATATTCAAGTTGGAGATAATATTAAGATTAACTCTAAGGTATTTGGGGCCGCTCCATTTAATGAGTTCCAAAGTAAACTTGATACAGCTGGAATAGATTCATATCTCCTTGGTCATATTGAGAATGTATCACATCAATTTACCACTAATGAGACTGGTGCGAGATCTTTCTTCACTACAGTTCAATTCTCTAGGGGAATAATAGCTGACACTAACGGCCAGCCGGTAGGTGGATCATTTACTACTGGCGCAATAGATAATGATGCAGAAGCATTAACAAATACAGCAGAAAAAGATATACATGATACGTTCGGCACATCCACTGAGAGTGATCCAGATGTCCAGAAATTGAAAGGTACATAATGAGCTATATAGTTACAGATAGTACCTTATATAAAACTGATGAGTCATACGGTGCTAAGGATTATATGGATAATGCTATTCGTACAGGTATTGTTAGGAAAGCAGTTGAGCATGAAGATGTAGGCACTAAGTATATAGTGGAAGTATTTATGGGTGGTAATCAAGTGCCTGTATCATGTGTACCTATGACTAGATTTAATAGTCCATATAACTTTGAAGAAATCAGGCTAAAACCTTGGTTAAGAGGTCCAGTAGCATCTGGCTTTATGGATCCTGGTTCTGCTAGTGAATATAATTTTAGAGATGGCACACATGTTATTATTGCTTTTCTAGATGGTAAGTCTCGAGAGGGAGTTATACTGGGGACAATCAAGCACCCATCTCGCGAGGTTGCAACAGAGACAGAAACACTTGCATACCACTCTGTCTACAATGGTCTAGAAACCAAGATAGATCCAGCAGGAGCATATACTGTTACATTCCAGGGTGCTCCAACTAATGATGCTGTATCAGTACCACCAGGTGTAAGTGAAGTTGCCACAGTCCAATATAATCCCGTGATCGCAGGCTCCTTTTACGGATTCGATGAAACTGGCAGCTTCACTATTGATTGTAGTGATGAAGTCAACACCAATATGATCAAGATCACTAAGGATGCAGCGGGTGGAACTATGATGATCACATCTGGTCAGAATACCATAAGTATTGGTGGTAGCCCTGCTCAAGGAGAATTGAGTATTACTACGGGTGCATTAGCTTTAGAAACTTTTGAAACTAAAATTACAGCACAAACAGAATTTAGTGTTGAAGCGACTACTGCAGTGAAAATCAAGGGTTTACAGGTAGCTATCGGAAACGATACAATAGAGTTGGTAGACGCAATATTGCAAATAATAGATGGTATTGGCCAAGTAACGGTAACTAGTCCAGTGGGGACTTGCACTCCAATAATGGCTTCTCCTCAATGGGCTAGCGGAATAGTTCCACTAGTAGTTAAGCTCAATACATTAAAGGGTTCGCTCTAATTGAGCGAATTTGCTATATAATTACCCTAAGGAGATTTTATGCCAGATTTAATACCTAACCAAGGGGGCTCGAACGCTGGATCAGCCGATCCCCAATCTGTAGATGAAATATATAAGCCGGAACCAACTAACTGGTATAAATCATTACCGTATGGTTTTGCGTTCAATAATAGGGCCGAACGCAATAAAAGTACTAGTATTTTTTACTTGCCAATATTACCCTCAAATATTAATGTTACTACTCATTTTGCTACTAATATTGTAACCACATTATTTGGTGTCGTAGAGGAACATTCAGAGGTTAGGTATTACGATATTGAGATAGCTGGAACTACAGGTATTTCGCCTCGCTATATAGACGCAAAACAACAGGGCAATCCAGCATCCACTGTTACTAACCCAATTGGTAGAGAATCTGCAACCAGCTCAGGTCTCGATTTAGGTGGTTTTTTACCGGAAGTAACTAACACTATAAACCAAGTAAAGAATGTAGTATCTGATATCGGTAGTGTTCTAGGTAATGGACCAACGATGAGAACAGGTGTTGATGTTTATCAAACCGGGTATATGGCATTCCACAACTTCTATCGATTCCTATTAAACTATAAGAAAGATACAACGGGTCAATCTAACCTAGGTGGAACTAAAAGAGCGACACACCCACTACAATTCCTTAATTATAAGGATAGAGTAAAATATGACTGCGTGATTCAGTCATTCACATTAGTGAGATCAGCTGAGAGCTCGATGCTGTATAACTATAATATAAAGCTAAGAGCATTCAATATTAGAAGCGTAGATGCTTCACCCCCAGAACAAAATCAGCTTGCCAAACTCGGTATTGGGGATATTAAGGGACAATCAGCATTTTCTTCACTCACTAGTGCAGTAGGTGGAGCTGCAACACTCATAGGGGCTATACTATAATGTCGGTGAAACTAGATACAGCATTTGCTAGTTTATCAGAATTAAAGATTTGGTTTAGAGGTCAATCTGGTCAAACTTTAACTCTCGCTGATATTAATGAACTGATTCCTCTTCGCTGGACCTTCTTTAAAAATAGTTGGGAATTCGTAAAAGAAGGCCTTATTGTTAAAGCGGATAAATATGAATTCCCAGATATGTTAATTGATCAAATTGATAATTTGACCCGATACATAGAAAGAGCAAGAAATAGCACAAATAAGGCAATTAATCCTTTCGGGAGAACTTCCATTCTAACGGATTATTATGCTGTCTGGGAAAATCTCGACATAACTTCTATCCCCATCACAAGACAAGAACAGAAGCTTATTGATGATAAGATTAATACTATATCTCGATTTGTTAAAACAGATTTTGAGAGAATACGTGATGATATGGTTGTTGCTAGAGATGAGATAGCTGATACAGTTGGCCTATCTGATGACAACTACAATCTAACACTAAATAGAAGCTCCGTTGCTCAACTTAGGAGTGCCAGGATATCTGATATTACTAATATGCAAACGTTACACACTGGAATAAAAGCTGTTGATTATATATTAGCTAATATTAGTTCGCTAGATACTGTAAATATTGACCCATTTGCTTTAGCTAGACAGAATGCAAATAATGCAGATGTTGAGATTGGGGAAGGTAGATCTGGTCGCTTAGTTAAAATGAACCACGGTGATAGTCTACAAACCTTAGCAGCAAGATATTTTAATGATCCAGATAGATGGATTGATATTGCAATTGCTAATGGCTTGAAGCCACCATATATAGATGAGATTGGTGAAGCAGTTATTATTATCTCTAATGGTGACGGTAATCAGCTAAATATTTCTAATGAAGATGCTGAGGGCGATAAAAACATAAACAAGTTTTATATCAATCAAGCTATATTCCTAAAATCGGACGCAACTACTGCTCCAGAGCAACGAACTATTATCAATATTAAAGTTGTACCTATATCGGGTGAAATTGTATTGGAATTAAGCGGTGATACAGATTTAGATAGATACAAGGTATCTGATAATGCAATAATTAGAGTGTATAAGCAGAATACAATCAATTCTCAATTTTTGGTTCTTATTCCAAGTGAACAACCACTCCCACAGCAGAAAGTGGGAGTAGATCCATTTCTCCTAAATCGGCTAACTGATGACGAAAAGAACTCAGGTATTGATTTTGCTGTAAATGATGATATGGATATAGTATTCACATCAACTAACGATTTACAACTTAGTTTTGGTTTACCTAATGCACTTCAGGCTATTCAGTTCAAAATGATGACCGAAAAAGGTCAATTACCTAGGCATCCTGAGTATGGACTGCCACAAGTAGCGGGTATAAAAGTTACTGATCCAGCAGCGATAAAAGAGACACTCGCTAACGGTATAAATGATATGATTAGTGCAGATAGTAGATTTAGTAGAATAGAAACACTGAATATTACAAGGCCAGAAGGCAACATATTTTTAATTAAGTTAAATGTGAGAATGACTGGGACCGGAACAGTGGTACCTATAAGCTTTAGTGTAAATACAGGTTAATAAATATGGCAGTAGAAATAAAGAGTTACAATCAAATACTTGGTGAAATGGTCCGTAAGATAATTGCGGATACCCCATTAAATGATGTAAATACCGGCTCTACACTCTTAACATTACTTGAAGCAGCTGCTCAAGTAGACTTTGAGAATAATGCATCCATACTTAATGTGTTAGAATTATTGAGTATAGATGCTATCAGGAATAATGATCTAGATGCGAGAGCCGCCGATTTTGGTCTATCTAGAGTTCCAGCACAAAGAGCGACTGGTTTTGTTGATATAGGTGATAGCAGTATCACAAAAAGAAGTACAGGCCTATATCAAGTAAAACCTGCCCCAATTGCTGGATCTACTCAGATATTTGTAAATAATACATCTGAGTGGGCAGCAACCGGTGAGCTATTTATAGGCAGGGGGACTGCTAACTTTGAGGGCCCAATAAGCTACACCTCGATAGTGAACAGCGGTTCTTTCTCCACAATCAATCTAGCATCTTCATTACAAAAAGATCATCTCATATCTGAAACAGTCATCGACGCACAAGGTACATCTAATCGCCTAATTTCAGCTGATACTCTCGTGCAGATTCCCGCTAATAATCTAAATCCTGCCATTGAATATAGAATAGTTAGAGACGCAGTGATTCCTTCCGGTGAAGATCTAGTAACAGGGGTTGAAGTTATAGCTATTATTGCCGGTACGTCAAATAATGCCGGTATAAACACTATTATTAAATTTAGTTCTGTACCTTTTACTAATGCCACTGTTACCAACACAACAGCCCTAACCAACGGTACCGATGTAGAAACAGATGATGCTCTGAGAGAAAGAGTTAAATCTTATTCTAATACATTAGCTCGTGGTACTGAATCAGCTATCTTAGCAGCAGTTATTGGTGTATCCGATCCGAGTGATGGTAAGCAGGTTGCTTCTGCTGTAATAACTGAGCCACCTAAAATAGGTGATCCATCTATATTATATTTAGATGATGGCGGTGGATTTGAACCATCTTTTGCTGGACAATCCGTAGACACATTACTAAATGAATCAAATGGCGGAGAAGAATTTTTACAATTAGCGAATTTCCCACTACCACGACCACAGGTTGTTAATACTATTGATGGACCTTATGAACTAACGGATCAAATGGAACTTAGGGTATTAGTAGACGGTGTCGAAGAGGGAGTATTATTTACAAATGATCAGTTTACTAATATAGCTGCAGCCACGTTGGCAGAAATAATAATAGCAATAAACGACCAATCTAATACCTTTAAGGCTACTTTCACAGATAATTCTACAAGAATATTATTATTCCCATTAGATCATACAGCTGAAACTATTCAAGTTACACCTATCAAATCTACTGATAATGCTAATTTGTTTGCTAACAATGTATTAAAATTTCCCTCTAATGAGTTTTCGTATATTAGGTTATATCAGAATAGCACATTGTTGACAGAAAAAGAAAGATCTGCCACACTATTAACAACCACTTTTGCAACATGGAATATAACTACTGCAGGGAACTTAATAATTGGTGTAGATGATACTCCCCCACAGGATAGAGGATTTACTACATCTGACTTTAATGGTGTTCCTTTTGCAGCATTAACAATAGATGATTGGGTTACAGCTATAAATAAGAAATATGCTGGATTAACGGCAACTGCCGCATCTAGTGGTAGGGTGCAAATAACCTCTAATAAAGAGGGATCTGGATCCACATTAAGGGTTTTTGGTGGAACATATTTCGATAAATTATTCTCAAATCAAGATATAGAGTCTTCAGGTAAAAATTCTGATTTTGAATTAAATAGACAAAATGGCAATATTAGAATTTTAACTGATTTTACTGTAGGTGATTCTATTACTGCAGGTATTGAAGATGCTAAAGGGGCTATATTTTCTACCCCAACACCAACAGGTTCATATAATGTTGCAACTGATGCTAATGGTAGACCGGCTAGATTAGTAGTAATACCTGATTCAGACGAGGTAACTATAAGAATAGGCGTTGGATTAGCTATTGGTAATATCATTACAGTCACCGATGAAGGTAATAATGTAATGAGACTAACCTCTGATTCAGCTGCCTCGTTTTCAGCTATTATCCCAAGAGATGTGTTATTTATAGCCGACCGAGGGGTAACTAGTTCTTGGATTGATTCAGCCAACACTGGTCTTTTTAAAGTTATATCAAAAGGTGAACATGTAGTACCTGGAACAGATACCTACATCGAAGTTAAAAATGTAGGTATAGTGCCCGGCGTACACACAGTAGAGGCATCTGAAGATATTCAAGCTTTTAAAACATTAGCGTACCCTCAGCTATGGAAAGGAACCTTTGTTTCTACTCCAGCTTCCGTACAGATACAAGAACTCGTAGATTCTTTTAATGATAATCTAATAAATACAAAATCTGCTGTTTTTAAAACAAACAGTATTAAATTAACAACGACAACAGAAGATGGTGGAACAATAGCAACTGCAGCAGGATCGGGTAATGCAATCGCATTATTTGATTTATTTAATGAGCAAACAGGGACGTTAGGGTTTATTGCTAGCCGCACATCTAATAAAGATTTCACGTCTTTCTTTAAGAGAACAGGGCCTACTTCAGTAGACGCTGAAGGTGTCGTTGGTAAATCAGTATGGTTAGATCGTGTGCAGTATACCGATATAAAGGGTAACTTTACAGCTAATGCTACACCTGGCGAAGAGGGCGTAGATACATACAGTGAAGAATTAGAGTCCACAGGTATATTAGTTCCTGCTAACCTTCAATATTCTGATACACTGAATTATTTAAGTGGATCTAACAAGGGGCATTATAGAAATATAAGAGACTATTTGGCTGGTGATAAAATCGGTACACAGCACGCTTTACCAAGAACCGTAATGGACATATCGCTAGCTGAACAATTTAATTTAATGGTATCTTCTGCCGTATCAGCTGAAGATAGTGTAGTTTTTATCTTAGATCAAGATCCTGTTGCTAAAACAATTGATGTTAAGATTTCTAGAACCGGTAAAATCAATAGTGACTTTCCAACAACTACATTCTCATTTTCCGCAGATGATGCAGATAATGAGCCAGGTATTACATTTGGAAACCTCCAAGTTTGGGGAAAAGATTCTAACAATACTGAGTTTCAAGACTATGCCGTATGGTTTAGAGCTAGAAACTGGTATGTATCTGGTGGTGCTGGAAGTGGCGGTGGTGCTTTTATGGTTAGAGCTGAAGAGTTTGGCCCACACGGTGAAGCATATAGATTCCAAATTGAACACCCAGCTCTACCCAATGAAGCGAATGTTGTTGTTCATGATAATGATCCTGATTTTTCACTTGTAACATATAGATTTGGATCAAGTGGGCCTAAGCCCACTGGAATAAGTGATGGGAATACTTTTACTGTTTCCGCACTCGGCGGTGATATGTTCCGCTATACATTTAACAACGCACCTGCTTTTGCAGCAGTTGCCGCCAACGATGTATTAAGTATATTAGCAGGAAGCGGTGTCGCTGATGCTAATTCAGGGCAATTCAGTATCATAGCTGTAGATGATTTAACAAAAACAATAGATATATATAACCCTAATGGTGTTACCTCAATACTCGGCAACCCAGAAGTTACAACAATAGACACAATTGATGATATTGTGGGATCTCAAACCGTTAGCACTGTATCTGGTATTTTAGCAGCAGCTGGATTAGATGGTAAGTTCTTTACTATCAACGATGCTGCAGGTTCTGTAGCCGTATACTACAATGTTGGTACACCTAATCCTGGAGCTGGTACACTCGGTGTTAATAGGGTACTAGAAGTAATACTAGGTGGCGGAGAAGCAGATAGTACAGTTGCTTCACTGACATCTGGGATACTCAGTGCAGACAGTGAATTCTCTAGTGTACCAGCTGGTACAACAGTTACTATAACCAATACCGATAATGGCACCTATGCTGTAGCAGCAGATGGATCAACAGCTACTGGCTTTATATTCTCAGGTACTCCAGGTGTAGCAGATGTCACAATTGACAATACTTACTTCATCCTACAAGATCAAAACGGTAGCGTGGCATTCTGGTACGACCTTAGTGGTACGACTTCAGAACCACTACACGGCGCTGACAGGTCAATTGAGATACCGACTATAGTATTCGGCGACTCACAGAATACTATAGCAACTAAAACAGCAGTCGTTATAGTAAGCGATCCACAGTTCACAACAGCAACTGCAATAGGTAATCAGATAACTGTAACAGATGTTACGAATGGTGCTCGTGTAGCAGCGTCAGCCGGAACAACAGGGTTTACAGTAAGCGAGAGTGTGGCCGGAGTAGACGATATAGTTGAAACTATAGGTGTTGCTAGCCTGTTAAATATTTTTTCATTAACAGGTACCGGTGTAGCAGATATTGTTTCAAAGATATCAGAAAGCCCTTTACTTATATCGGCAGAAATTGACGCAACTAATGATATATTTAAAGCCACTAGGGAAGAAGTATACACCCCAGCCGGCCCAACAGATTTTAGTGCATCTCTGTCGTTTGAGCATGATCCGAGTCCAATATCTGGAAACAATAAGTGGATAAAACTATTTGATAGCATTAGTTGGGTAAAAGATTTTCAAAACCTAAATCCACACTTCGCATTAAAAAATGAACTTATATTACCCGGTGCTGCCCCATCTACCTATGTAATGGACACAACACCTAATGCAGACGGGACAACAGGTGAATACTTTAAATTAGTCCCAATAACATTAGATAATATACTCCACCACTTCACACAAAAAGCGCTATCTCAGCTACCTATTGTGGCAGATGTTGAGATAGCAAATAATATACGTAGAATTCAAATTAAATCAAAGCTTCTTGGATCTCAAGGGGCCGTGGAAGTAATTGGTGGTAATGCCAATTATGTGGATTTTAGTATTTTTGGAGAAGGTCAAATAGCACCTGGATCTGAATCAGGTGGTGATTTTCTACAAGTAAAAACTAGAGCATTCCCTGTTACATTAACGAAAGGAATGCTAGTTAGTGTAGAAAACGATCAACCCGCTAAAAGGTTTTCTAGATTACAAGATAACGATACGATAGATGTATTCAAGGGTACCGGTGATAATGCTGAATATCAATGGAATCCTAAAGACACTAAATTAAGTAGTTTAGTTAGAATGGATATAACGGATGTATCTGCTGCATACGGTAGAGTACCGGGTATTGTATGGAGATGGGAGCACAATGATGGTGGTTCACTATATAACATAATAGATTCAACACTAGGTGTTGTTACAGCTCCACCTGATGATGAAGTTGCAGTAGGTGGAAGTGATGCCGCAAACTTACACATCGAGATTATTGAAGCAGGTGATGCACTAAATGCGCAAAACTTTAAATTAACTGTAAGCGGAGTACCAACTCAAGCAGATTACTTTACTTTTAGAAGTGCTTCAGGTGCTACTTTTGCATTATGGTTTGATGTTGACAATAACAGCACTGCCCCAACTGGCTCAACATATATAGCCGCAACTAATCAAATAGAAGTAGATATATCATCTGGTGATTCTGAAGATCAAGTAGTATCTAAAATGGCTGCAGTATTAAATGTAAATGTGGCATTCTTAAGCGAATTCACTGGTACGCAGGAAGAAGGTGTAAACTTTGATGATGTTGTGGCTGGTGACCTACTTAACGTATATGGGACCTTCTCATCAGCATGGAATGCTGGAAATAAAGGATTTGCTTCTGGTGATGCTAATATAGCTGGCTTCCCAATTATCAGCGTAGACTCTGTTAATCGCAGGGTAGATGTCGTAAATCCTCGCGGTGTCGCTATGGGAGCAGAAACCATAGGTACTGGGACTATAGAAATAACACCAACACCTATTGTAAAATGGAATTTAAGACATGCGGCTAAAACAAGTATAGTTCAAGCTGTCAAGGTAGGCACAGATGTAACATTGACTACTGTGAGTCAACACGGGCTAAGAGAGGGAGATAGCTTTACAATAGAAGACAACGGTTTAGCTCAGACTACTACAGTGGATACCGTAGTAAACACCTCTACGATAATTTTTACAGATATCACTGGAAAACCAGATAATACATACTTGGATGGATCTATTGCTGATTCATCAAAAGTGTCGACTCGATATAAAATAGAATCAATAGGCTTTAATAATCTATATAGACTTACCTGGGTTGAAGGTGAAGAGCCCCTATTTGTAGACTGTGGAGTTGCAGTAGATGATTTCATGTCTATACAGGGAGACACTTTTGGAAGCAGTAATTCTGGGGTATTTAGGGTATTAGGTGTAGATAATCGTGGGATAGTTTTCGAGAATGAGATAGCTAAAGAAGAATTAGATACTTATTTCCCTTTTAATAATACTGGCATACTTGCTACTTGGGTTTCTAACTCAGACACAGTGACAGGTGTAGCAGGTACATTTAGCAATGTTGAAATAGGCGATTGGGTTAAAAAACCAGAAGATGCAGATGAAGAATATAGACAAGTTACAGGACTACTTGATGATAATGATGATCCTGTAACAGCTGATCTCGCTACACGAATAAAATTAGGTTCTAACTATGAAGGAACTACGTCTACAAGTATAGGTATAAGTTTTGATCAAAATAGTGATGTAGGTAAAGGTAAGATTCTACAAAATATAGACGATATCAGCTTCTTTGAAGGTGACTCGGTGCAAATAAGTGATAATATTTTTATAGACAATATCGTGGATAGTGGATGGTTTAGTTCAGTTAATTCTGGAACTTTCAGTGTCCTACAAGTAGGTACAGACGGAACCACACTTAGACCTTTTGTTAGAGTTAAAAATGCTGCAGGTCAATCACAGACCGGCGTAGATCTGGGAGTAGCTCCACTTGGCTTTTTCATATTAGAGGGTCAAGAATATATATATAAGAGTATTCGACAAATCGAGCACACAGCTATAGATGACTTTAATCCAGATAGAAGATCTATATACATGACACCTCCAACTAAGGTTGGTAAAATGTCTATATCGAACGGTACTAAAGTTATTCCTATAGGTAAACTAGGATACACCACTGATGTGACCACTGGTATAGATGGTTACACTTATTACACCGGGCTACTTAGAACGGTGCAAAGAATAGTGGATGGGTTTGAACCTGAAGCAAGTAGTTTCCCAGGCAGAAGAGCTGTGGGTGGTGCAATAGAGATATTGCCTCCACTTATTAGAAGAGTTGAAGTGTCTATTGAAGTTACCACCAATGAGGGTGTTAACTTGAACGAAATCAGTAATGATATTAAAACAGCTATAATCGACTATGTAGGTGGTTTAGGTGTGGGTGAAGATGTAATCTTGTCCGAAATAACAGTAGCTGTTATGGATATTACCGGCGTGGCAGCTGTAACATTTAATAGTCCACTACCTAGTACAGAAAGAATATCTATAGACGATAATGAAAAAGCTTTCATAGAGCCAGATGATATCGGTGTAGCATAAGGGTAACATGGCAGAGAATAAAACAAAAGTAGATCGCATACATGATCAGATGCCACGCTATTTTAGAACGCGTGTAAACCCTAATTGGAAAGCTTTAATTGAGAGTATGGGGGAGTCTGATCAGACACTTTCTGATCTAGTCGAAGAAGTAAAAAAACAATTCTTTATGAAGACTGCAGAGAGACCATATATAGATAAACTGGGAGCTAATTTTAAGGTATCTAGACCTAAATTCATAGGTATGGATGACGCAACCTTCCGCAATTATATTCCTGTTTTAGCGTATCAACCAAAACAAGTTAAGCTGGTATTAGATTTACTACTAGATATATTCTTTTTTAAAGAGTCTACGACATCTTTTACGCAATCTGAGGGTTTCAGCCCATATGATCTAAGAGATAAATGGAAAATAGAATACACTATAGATGGTGTTAAAAAGGAAAGTATAGTTTTCGAATCCGATGATTTTACCGATATCACTATGGCTACAGCGGAAGAGGTGGCAGCGGTTATAAATAGAAAAGCACTATATAGCTTTGCTATTGTATTTGATGATAGAATACAGAAACGTAAATTTATTCGTATATTTACTAACACTATTGGCTCTAAAGGATCTGTGCAAGTGACAGGTGGTAGAGCAAACCTAGAGTTTAGATTTATTGGTTTTAATAATGATTCTGGTGCGGGTACTAATACGACTTGGAATATAACTAAGATCGGTGAAACAGTTACATTTGAGCACACGGGTGGAACTTCACCTGGCTTAGATAGGGTATTAGCTGGTGATATCGCTATTATAAACATACCCGACAATGAAGGATCATTTGAGATAACGAAAGTAAATGTTGGAACTGGGACATTTGAGTTTGTCAACCTGTTTGGTACGCCGGGATCTTTTGATCACTCATCTGATCCAGATTCTGCAGTAAATTTTATGACTGCAGATAAGGCAGTTATATATACTAATAATAATCGTGCAGTAGTTTGGGAAGTATCACCTGGTGAAATAATTGTTGAGATACCAGCTTCACCTCCAGTAGTAAAACGCAACCTGTCTGGTAGCGCACATATTAATGGTATTGTTGACACAATAGTAAATAGAGTTAGCGCAACAGAATTAGAATTGAACAATGTAGAAGAGTGGCCTCTCGCAGGTGGGCAATTTGTAATTCAAAAAGAAGATGAAATCGCTACTAGAATTCTAACTGATACTGAGGATGAGCAGGTATCCTACTTATTGAATACGCGTTTTGATAAAAAACAGATATATAATTACACAGCAAAAGTTGGTAATAATTTGACCGGTGTTACACCAGATCTGCCAATTATAGCTAATATATTTGAACACGATATAGTATCCGCTGAACGGCAGACTGGCTTTGATGTATTAGTTACGACTACAGCTCCCCATGGATTTCTAGAAGGAGAAGCTGTTAGAATTCAAAATACACAATCACCACTAATTACTAAAAGCTTGCGAGTAGACATACTACTTGCAGACACTGATATCAATGTCGTTAATAAAATGGCTGCAAGAATTGGAGCTGAAGCTGACTTTAACACTACTAGTCTCGGCAATATCATAGAGATAACTAACTCGAATATTGGCCCTACAACAGATGTCACAGACATAGATAGCGGTGTATCAATAGCAGTAATACAGCAAGGCACTATTGCGCTCCCTGAAATAACTCAAATAGGGGTTTCCAATGGGGCATCATATGATGTAGCTGGTGACGCTGAGCGATTTGAGATAAGTAGTGCAAATGATATTACTAGGTACCATGTGTGGTTCAATGTCTTAGATGGTATAAATTATCCACAAACAAACCCAGGACTAGACGATAGTGGTATAGATGGTACCTTCATAATTTCTGAAATAGTATCACCAACACAGTTTAAATATATCTCTCCAGGCGAGTTTGGGACTAAAACAGGTGGTTTAGCTAGAGTAGAAAGAATTGAAATGTCAAATTCTGGATCACTAGCATACCTAACTAGTGCACAATTAGATACAGGCCTATTAGGCCCTAATATATGGGATGCTAATGCTGCTTTTGTACTATCATCGCTTACCACAAGTACCGCTGATGAAATAAAAGCAGGTAATAATGTTCGCACACTTAATATAAATCCTATAAACAATATACCGAACGAGGAAGGTTTTGTTATTTTTGGGTTTGGTACAGAGAATGAAGAAGGCCCTGTAAGATATTTATTCAAGCCCACTCCATCCTCTATGCAAATTGATCCAGCATACGTTTTTAAAAACAATCATGATGTAGGCGATACTATCACAGTTATTAGAAGAAAAGGCGCACACGTTATAAGTAGCACGGGCAAAGAATATGCCCCATATATAACTGATCCATCTATAGCTAGAGAGGTATTACAGGAGTTATTGAGGCAAGTTAAGTCTGTAGGTATATTTATTGAATTTCTAGTAAGATTCCCTGAGCAACTTTATGCTACCCTCGATGTCTATCGCAGTGATGTAGATAATCTATGGCCAGTAAATCAGAGTGATACTACAGAATAATAACAGTAAATTAGCAGTGTACGCGGTATAATTTAAAAGTAATTAAAGTGAAGACAGCTTTTGTCAGTAAAATGTAAAGATTTCCAATTATATCACTTAGATTATTCGATTGGGTTTCTTAAAAAACACTTGTAATCTGGGTTTATAAAAGGTGTTAGTTGGAAGAATTACAACAACTTACGATACCCACGGGTTTAAGATAATTTAAACAAAGGATCTAAATTATGGCCGTATTAGGTCGTTTATTACTAGGATCAGCTGAGCGATTAGATCTTCCCGATCTTCTCTCAATAGATTCATTCACATCTGCTGATTTTAAGTATTTAATTCAGAGCTTTGTTGGTGGTGATAAGTCTTATATTTTAAAAGGGTTTGAAGTAATTCAACCACAGGATTCTATTGGTACAGAGAGTGTATCAATACGTGTAGCTGATTCTGTAGCTTATTTTCCAGGATCTGGAGCTGGTTCTTTCTATTATGGTCTTCCAGAAGGTACGACTGGAACCGAGGCTTTAGTTCCAGAATTAAGAAAAAATGCAATAAACTATGTTTACTTAACTCTTACTACATTTGATTCAGCTCGTGATAGTAGAGCTTTTTGGGATCCAGACCAAAATGGTGGAGACGGTGGCGAATTTAGCCAAGATGTAAACACAGAATCAACTCTATCCGTGGAAGTAAATGTATCTGTATCCACATTTCCTGAAAATGTAATCCCCGTAGCTAAGATTAAGGTTGGCGCATCAGTAATCGAGTCAATACAAGACTGTAGAGATATGATGTTCAGATTAGGGGCTGGCGGAGTTAATCCAGATCCTTTTTCTAGCTTTGATTTTAGAGATGATCCAGATTCAAATTACTCTAGAAATGAACCATCTACTACAATGACATCGCCCCTTAATCCAAATCCTTTTGAGGGCGGAGATAAGAACATATTCACTCTAAGAGAGTGGATGAGTGTAGTTATGACCAGAATAAAAGAACTTTCTGGTGACACGTATTGGTACTCACAAGAGAGTTTAGGTGATTCTGGCCCTAATATCGGCAACGTATGGCGCGATACTTTAGGTTCTTCTCTTATGTCTAAAGGGACATTCTCTCACGACGAACTAATAGGTGGTCGAATTATATGGGATGAAAATATCCGATATAGCAATCTAACCGATCCTAGATGCGTAATTATTAGACCATCCACTATAGATATTCCTAATGAAAATGTAGCTTACATTGAACTAGTTAGAGATACCGAATTAAACACCACAAGTACTGCTGTAACCTGGCTTAATGGTTCAAATATCGTAGAAGGTGTTGTTGGATCTTTCGACAATCTAACAAAAGGTGATTGGATTAAGAAAAAATCCGATGCATATTATTTATACCTACGTGCTGAAGAGTTTTACGCACTACCTGGTTTAGCAGGTGGTACTACCTCTCCAGCGCTAGCACAGTCAGTAAAATTAAATGCGATATATGCTGGTACCTCTAGTGCAGAAATCGGTGATTACACTAAAGGGGAATATTTACAAACCGATATAAAAGTTGCAAATAAGGCAGATCCCACTAACAATGAGTTTGGTGGTAACTTTTATTGGTTAGGGCATCGAGCCGATGTACTATTAGGTTTAGAGGGCATAACGCCTACCCAGCTAAGTATAGATATCACTCAAGCAGACGGTGTTAAAGCAAGAGTTACTTCTGTAGGTCATGCTCTTATAGATCAGGACCGCATAACGATAACAACCGGTGGATACGCAGGGACATTCCAAGTAGAAGTAGAAGATACAGATAACTTTTTCATATATACAACTGTTACAGGTGATGAATTAGCTCAAACTGCTTTCTATGCTATCGTTGAATCTAGAGCTGTGTCTACCGACCATAGTTTCCAATTAGAAAGCGCAAATCATACCGCTAAAGCTAACCAGCGTGTGTATATTGAAAATACTAGTTCCCTATACGATGGTTCTTATTTAGTTAACCCTAGAACAGATACTACCTTCCAAATTGCATATGATGCATTAACTCCAGATCCTGGACCACTTGATACTGAAAACGTTAGAGTAATTAAGGTAAATGTAAAGACTGAATTTGGTGTTGTTAAAATTATCCAAGGCGAATCGATAGACATCGGTGACGCTGATACACAGAATATATTGTCATACATCGGAATGGACTCGCTGTCGCAAACAGTACCGATATATAACACACCTAATGATTATAATGCGCTCGATGGTCATCAAAGCTGGAACTGCGATGATGACGATGATCTTACAACTAGAGCATCTAAATTAACAGCGATGATGGCTGATAGAGTACAAGAGCGTGGATTTAATTTCCGCGGTCGTGTAAATATAACATCAGTCACCAATGGGTTAGATCAGGATATATCAGCAAATGGAACTCTTACCTTACATAAACCGAGTAGTCCTGAGCAAATAATAGATTTAACTGTCAGTCTTCCGGCGAATAGTGTAGCTATTGCAAACATAGACCGAGATGGAAATGCGGGTATTTCTCTAACAGTTGAGAGTATCGGTAATGCATCAATTCTTGGTGAAAACAAAATAATAATGTTTTATCGCTTCGGCGATACAACGGTATATACCTGGGAAGACCATTCAATAGTTCCTTCCGGTCATTACAATACTGAATTACCCGAAGATTCTTCCAATAGAAACATAACTGTATTTAATCCTGGACAGTTAAAACTAGATCCACCATCTGGTTTATTAGATTTAATAGTAGACGAGGGTACAGAAGTAACTCGTGTAACTACCAGTAGTGGTGCTGCGACACCGCAATCAAGCTGGTACACATTAAATGCCGCATTAGATACCACAGAATACTATGTATGGTACGACATAGATAGTGGTGGTACTGACCCAGCAATAGCCGGTAAGACTGCTATCACGGTTGCTATTTCAGTAGCTGACTCTGCCGACGATGTAGCTTTAGCCACAGAGACAGCAATAAACCTTATTGCGGCCACCGATGTTGTAGCATCAAGGGTTGGTGCTGCCGTAACAATCACTAACTTACTTGTCGGTGAAACTACTGACAGCCTAGATACTGGATCAACTGGTTTTGACATAGATATACTATGTAATGGTAATGACCCAGATATAGAATTAGTAATACCTGGATCTACAAATAAGAATATTATTGATGTTGACGTTATCAATGCACTCGGCACTCTTGTTATATCTAGCGGAGCTGCTGCATGGGTTAGAGTAAACCGCTATGCATTAAAGACTTTCAATACTATCCAGACCACAGATTTACCTGACACAGATGTAAATGGTTCTATCTATATAACAAGTATAGAAGATATCCCAGTAGATCAAGATGTGTTCGTGCTATGGACAAGACTCGATGATAGCATGATTGAATCGCATAAGGCCGATCACCCTGATGGAAATATCTATGAAGAATTCCTAGATGTTGTTGCTGGTGTTCCTACAAATCCATATGAAATAACAGGGCCTGTGCCTTCAGGTACAGAAATACAACTTCCTCCAGATAGTAGGGATGACGACAGAATACAAGAGTATATAGTTGGCTCTGGTCAACTTAAGGTATCTTTAAGAGGACAATTATTGAGACCAGGTGTCGACTGGGAAGAAGTTGGTCTTGCTGGATGTCTATCATCTAGGATTAATATCCTACAAGAATTAGTAATATCTGATTATATTTCATGGAGAATAGATTCTCAAGGGGCAGTGTATTTTGCCTCTGATGGTGCTTCGCCTGTATCTTTACAAGATGCATATGATGGTGGGCGCTTTATAAATGTTGTCACCGGTCAACCAATTGTTGTTACTGGAGCATCAGGTAAACTAATGTCAATACAGGGTGACCTTGATGTTACCGGTGTTATCGATCCAAAGGGTATAACATTTGATCTTCAAGGTGGTACACCCTTCATATCACAAAGTGGTATATGGTTTAATACATTAGATGAAATGGTTATAGAGGCTGTAGCAGCCAATGCAGCCATAACAACTAAGCAAGGCAACTTGATATTAAAAAGTTTTAGCGGAACAGTTGAAACAGCTGCCATATTAAAACTAGGTAACTACCTAGACATGAACGGGCAATTGTTAACTGACCTAACCGGGCCAGTCACACTAGGTGTCGACCTAACACTTAATGATAACATGCTATTAGGTGGAACCGGCGACATAACACTAGGCGACAATATAAATGTAAACGGTAAGCACCTAGTTGATGATACCACACTTCTGTTCCACACATCTGGTAGCAATAGTTTGTTCGCCGGCCTTAATGCTGGTAATTTAGCACCATCTGGTGCTAACAATACCGGTATTGGTGAAAATGCGCTTACCAATCTGTCCACAGGAAGTAATAATGTAGCACTGGGTTATAATGCACTGAATGATGTCACCATAGGTAGCGGTAATATTGCATCAGGTTCATCAGCTATGAGTTCGCTCGCTAGTGGTGATAACAACAGTGCATTTGGGTTTCAGGCCCTAATGGCAGCAGATGCAGTATCACAGAATACTGCTGTAGGTAAAGATTCACTAATAGTATTAGCCACAGGGGCAGCGAATACCTCTATAGGTTATCAATCATTGCTCTCTGAAACATCGGGATCTAACAATGTGGCGTTAGGTGCTAACACGCTAGATAGCCAAGATGGATCTAGTAATAATACTGCTTTAGGTTATGGTGCAGGTGGATCAATAACAACTGGCCAAAACTCTGTATTCCTTGGATCTGGAGCTGATACAACTAGTCTACTAGCCGACAACCAGATTGCTATAGGTTATGGTGCTATAGTAGATGCCGCTAATAAATTACGCATGGGTAATGATAGCCTAACAACTATCGAGTTCGCTCCAAACTCAGTTATGCAGGTGCAAACAGGTACGCTTGATATAACTTCCCCAGGCAATCTAGGTATTAGTACACTAGCAGCTATGAGTTTAACTGCAGATAACAGTAGCATTAATTTAGACACTGCTATAGTGGATATTGTGGCTGATACAAGTAGTATAGGTTTAACTTCAACAACTGCAGATATAACTACGCCAACTAGTAGCATATCTCTGGCTCCAGCTTCAATAAGCCTAAGTGCTTCACTTACAACTATAGATATGTTAGCTGCCAGTTTAACTATAACCAGTACACTCATATCACTAGTTGGCCCAATTACAACCAGTTCTACGTTGTCACTTGGGGGCATCATAGACATGAATTCTAATCGCATAACTGAAGTAGCTGCTCCAACAGCAGTAACTGATGCGGCTAGACAGCAGGAAGTTGACGATCTCGAAACTACCATAAACAATGAATTCTTAAGATTAGATGGTACCAATCCTATGGAAGCCGATCTAGCCATGGGAACACATAAAATAACAGGTTTAACTGCTCCAATGGCGGCAACCGATGCGGCTCGAAAACAAGAAGTAGACGATTTAGAATCATCTATAAACAATGAATTCTTAAGATTAGACGGCACTAACCCTATGGAGGCTGATTTGGCCATGGGGACACATAAAATAACAGGTTTAACTGACCCAACTGCAGCACAAGATGCATCTACCATGGCCTATACAGATCTACATCTAAAACTAGATGGCTCTGTTGCCATGACTGGTGATTTAGATCTAGACGGAGCATACAGGGTAATAAATGCACTTGATCCTGTATTCCCGCAAGACCTAGTTACAAAAGCTTTTGTTGAAAGCGCAGATACATTAAAAGCAACATATGTAAAGTTATATAATGATACAGGTGCAACTCTATTAGCGGGTGATATTGTTTCAGTTAGTACTGTAGCCGGTCAATGTATTTTAGCTGATGCTACCACGAGGGCCACATCTGAAGGTACTGTGGGGATAGTTATCGCGAACGCGCTAAACGCCACGACAGCTATAGTACAGGTCGCTGGTGAGAGTATAGTTGATGTCAATGTAGCAGTTTCCCTAAGCGTGGGTAAAAGAGCATACCTAAGTACAACAGCTGGGGCTATTGATAAAGATGCCCCAATTGCTTCAGGTACTGCTGTATTCGTTTTAGGCGTGGCTACTCAAGCAAATAGAGTTATAATCCAACCATCATTAGCGTATATTAATGAATAATTGGTTATTAAAGGTGTATAATTAAGTAGGTGACTTATGGGCAGGAAAATATTATTACCCGATAATGGGGTTTTAGTAGCAAAAACAGCATATGATAAGACAGTTGGTATTATAGCTAATGCTAGCTCGCCTGTTATAATAACACTACCTGATAGCGAGACTTATCAAGACGTTGAACTGTGGGTAGAGTTGCGGGGTCAGCTGTTAAGACCTGGAACAGACTATAATTTTTTAGGCACAGAGCCACGTACACAGATCGAGCTTTTACAAGATGTTAAGATTGGGGACAGTGTCCGCATAAGAAAGCTATCATAATCCGTAGGATCGAGGAATAATGGCAACTAAATTAGACTCAAGACAAGTAATCTCGCTAGATGCATTAAGTCAACTAACTGCGGGTGTAGCGGATGTCGAAGTAGATAACATACTTAGATCGATAGATTCTGATCTAACCCCTATTCTTAAACTTAGTACAGATGGGGCACTAACGATATCTGTCGGTACTAACTTAAAGATAAACCCTGAAACAGGTAAGCAAACAAGCTTGCCACCAATTAATGGTGTAATTCCTACTTTCGCTAGTGGTACAGTTGTTTTTCCTGCATCAGCTGGCGGAACAGTTACAGTCACACCAGGTAATAATCCCACCTTAACAATGTCAGTTAGCAGTTTTATTAATGCTGGAATTCACATTGAAGATACAGGGGATCTATTAGTTAATTTTGGAGTTGAAAGTGTAACAAGCGGTGGAGCTACTATTCCCCCTGCCCTACCTAATTCTATAGCTATCGGGTATATATCAATATCGACTGATATTGCAGGTAATATAGCAAACATATCAGATAGTACAGTTTTTCAATATGTAAGTCTATACGAAGATGCAGCCGCACAGTCTTTTCAAGATAGAAGTGCTAAACTAATAGGCGGTGGAACATGGACATGGGATGCAGGCGATTTAACACTAAGTGCTGCAGCATACGTTCAACTGCCAGGTCTAACAGATACTGCAAATGAAATATCCGCGCAATCAATAACCATAGCAGCAAACGAAGTTGCTTATGTTTCTCTAAATAGATCGAGCGATACGCCGACGGTATTAACAGTTTCTACAGCTAATATAAATGCTGTACCACAGTCTAATGACATAATAGTTATAGCAAGACGCGATGGTTCTGACATACTAGTTGGAACTTCTTCTTTTAGATTAAAAGAAGATGAGAACCTTGAATTAGATGGTGCCCTTGCGGAGATAGGCAGAAGATTAGATCAGTTAAAACTGTTAGAAGATCAGGTTAATGCAGATCAGGTGACAATAAGTGGCGCAGACATTACGCAATTAGATGGGACAGTATTAGGACAAGAATTAAACAATGTCTTAATGGATTTCACCGGTGCTACAATAAACTTTACAACAGGGGTTATTTCCGGCGATGCTAGTGGAATTAATTTTCCACCATTCGCAATTCCTGTGGGTGAATATTTCTGGTATGGTATTGCGATTGTAGGCGATACTGTAGGGATAGATAATAGAATAAGTGCTAGTGTACAAATAACACCAGCCACAGTAGCAGATGCAGTTCAGGCTACTGCGGAGTTGCCCCTGATTGTTGGATCTAAGAAACTTGGTGCTGTCCAAGTATGGAACAATGCAGGAACAATAGAGGTTGTCGATATTAGGCGACTCGGTGTTGGTTCTGGTTCTGGCGGCGAAGGTGATGGCGGTGGGGCACCAGTTGAGCCAGCTGCCGGTTTTAATATGGCTTACAGTGATGGTTTTAACGTTGGTCCAACCAGCACTGATGCTCTAGTTAGAGACACGGAAACAAATGCAAGTCATAACTTATCTAAAGGGTTTTATTCTTTAGAATGTGACGGAACACCAACTTATACCGCTACAGGTACCAATGTACTTTTATCGGGCGCCGCTGGATACACGGTTGAAGCTGGTGACATTATTTATATCACCTCATTAGATGAGTGGAGAAGAATTAGCAACGTCAATAGTCAAACCGACGTTGATATCGATACTGCGTTCTCAGTAGATCCTGCAGCAGAAGCTGGTATGGTTTCACAAGCAGTGTGGA